TCCTCAATTGAGAGGTACGATTTTAGTATGTGATTTTTTACCCTCAAGGTCTTTATCTAAACAGATGTCGTATTCTCCACAACAAATGCGAAACACGTGATAAGTTTCGCCGCTTTCATTTGCCAGTTTTTGTGCTAATATTTTGGCTTGATCGTAGGACATTAGATTTTAATTTGCTCCCTAAAATGTTTGATGATTTCAGGTTTGAGTTGTTTCAAAAGTTTCTTCTTACTCTCATCGGTTAACCCTTCGTACTGCCCGAAATGATACCTTAGACTTTCAGCTACATCTTTGCCATCATCCTCACGTTGCATTTTAATAGAGGCTTCTTTATCCGTCGTAATCAATTGAGCTGACCGGTACAACTGACCGGTATCTTTCAGGGTAACCCGGTTATAAGGTTGTCCCTTCGCCTTTTTCATGGCTATGGTATAACGGGAATATCCGTGAAACTTCTTTCCAAAGATGTCAACGCCCTTATTATAGAGCTGCGAAACGGTATTATACCAAAGAACTAACCGGCTGTTACTTTCCAGTGTGAGCTTTATCGGTTGTTCCAGGCTTGATTTTTGAATCTGACTCTTCAATTTTTGGAACATTGCCGGTAATTTTAGTATATGCAGCTTCTAAATCCAGCCCCTGTTGTCTGAGTTCAAACATAAAACTGGAACTGGATTCGTGCGCTTTCTTAAAGGCAGCGAAAGTCATTTTCTTCACGCTGTCATTGAAGGTGATATTTCCAAGTCGTATCATATTATGCTCCGATTGTAAATGTATCTGATGCCTCGCTTTCATAACCCAACGTGGTCATCGTTGCGGGTGTGTTTAAGTTCACGAAATAAGTATCCGCACCCATAGGCGCAGTTAGAGCCAAGGAATAACGCCCTGGTATAGTGGTGCTTTCAGTTGCGCTTGCTAACGCCTCAGCACCACCAGCATCGTCTACGATAACAAAGTCAGTCACAACCAGTCCGGCAATAGCGGTATCACTACAGGATGCCTTAACATCCACTACTACCAAGGAGGCCGCCGATGTGACAACCGTAATCGTTACGTCCAGTAATCCAGCCAGTTCGCGTGCGTCAAAAGCAATCGGCTTAATGACGGCTCCGTATTCGTTCCATTCTGCAACATCCTTATTGAAAATCCTGATCGGCGTCATCCGGGGTTCGTCACCCACGGCGGGCATATCATTTTCCAGATTATAGAACAAACTTAAAGGTTCGAACTTCGTCCCGTCTGTGGATTTGCCACGGATATAACCGAACTCGGTGACCCAATAAGCCTTCCAATCCTGGTCGTTAAAGGATGCTAACTTCCTTCTGAAACAAGGTGAGAGGTTTTGATAGTGTGCAATGCCGGAAGGATAACCCGGTCGGACAGGTGATTGATCCCCAAAATCAGACTGAGCGTAAACATACTCGGCCTGTGAAGGGACAAATTTGAAGAACTTCGGAAACGGATAAATCCGCGAAGTCAGTGCCGCTTTTATCTTTGCCGTCCACGCTGCCGCTGTCATTGCCGCCGCTTCGGTAGCAATATTAAAAGTGGAAGGCACTACGATCGGGAATATGTCACGGCCGTAATTGCCCTGACATTTCGGGGTGTGCGTATTGGCCCCGCCCGTTGAACAAATTTCTGTGTAACCCATAATTTTATTATTTAGAATGTTTCTTAATTACTCAATGCAAGTTTCGATAATTTTAATTTCGAGATTATTGATTTCAATAGCGTCGATAAAGTCGTTAAAGATGTTCGCGGTATTTCCGTATAACCCATCTTTGCCCCAGTATAACCGATCCCATTTCGAGTGCTTAAAATAATTATTACCCTCAGTGGGTTGAATGTTATCCGAAAAGGATAACTGCTTAATGAACAAATCGTACAAAGGTATCAGGATAGGATCGAATGAGTAGGTATATCGTTGCGGTGCGGAATATTCCGGGGCCGTGTCGGTCACGATCACCAGGTTTAAACTGACCTGTTTTTCAAATGTGATCTTTTCCTCAAAGTCATGGAACAGGCAGATACGTGGGAATGCCTCGAATTTTAAGGTGTCATGCTGCGTATATTGCAGAATCGTGTTGACTATTTCTAAAGGATGACCATGATCGAATACCAGGATAGGATGAATAGAAACTGACAGTGGCGCACGGGCGAAAATTGTATAACTTATCGCATTGCCTGTCACTGTCACACTACTGCCACTAATCACGCTTACTGTATAATACCCGTCAGGGATCATATCCGTTGCCGTTAATGTCACACGTTGCCCGATATACAGATTACTCACGCTGTCAACGTTTGTAATTGTGAACGGCGAAGTGGTATCAAGTCCCATTGTTCCTATCCTCACGGCTTTCATCGAAGTCACAACCGCCGATATTACATCCTTTACGTTCATATCCCAAACACATTTACAGGTCGGTACTCGTTGAAGATCCATAAAGGATAATCAGACGAGTGCTTTACAAGGAAATTGTATAGGGAAGGGGCGTAAACATCCTGCCCGGGATAGCCTATCAGTTCCCTCATAGAAGCAGAGGCACGCTGAATAAGTACCGAAGGCCCGACATTTACGCCGTTTTCCACGTTGGCAGATACCGCACCCACGTTCTGAAAGCTGATAGACTTGTCCATTAGGTACTGAATGTAGGTATAGTAAGCCAGGATCGACACTTTTGCGGAGTTCTTCAGCCCGTTCCATTTTACCGTGTAAGAGCCTTCCAAATATTCCTTACCCTCTACAATGTCTTTGATTAGCTGAGTAGATGCGCCCGTGTAAGCGATCACATCTTTAGCCAGATCATAACCCAATAGTTTTGTAAGTATCTCAGGCTCATACCGGGTCAGGGAGGCCGCTATGTTATCCAGCGCCCCCTTTGTTAGGCTTATATCTCTCACGAAGTATGTGCTATCTGTCAGGCTCATTTCTTAGGCTTCTTTTTAGTCACCTTTTTAACTTCCTTAGCCGCATCGATCTTCGCCTGTCTTTTGGCAAATATCTCATTCAGCTTTTTACTCTTAAACGTTTTCATCATTCAGGAATTATGGTATACCATACCAGATTTTAAATACCTGCCTGTCGATGGTCGTTGTACCCGTCCCGGTGCCTGTAAACAGAATCTTAAACTGACGGTAAGCCACCTCGGTTGCATTTGTGATCAGGATAGTTGTATCTGAGGTTGTACCCTTCCAATTGATAGTCGAGCCGATTGCCGTCCACGCCTGTTCATCACACATTCGCCCTGAAAGAACGATAGCGACATTGGTATGATTGCCAGAGGCTGAATCAAGGTTTATAACCACGCTCTGAGCGTTATATTGATCCGGTGTAAAGTAGAAATAAAAGTACTTCGCCGTGGTATTGGTCAAGGTGTTATTGGTTTTGTAATCAATAATAGTACCCGTAGCAGGATCAGGATAAAGAGTTGCGATCTGTGCGTTGGAAATCACTGCAAGAGTGAACATCAAGGCAATGAGAATGAATAACTTTTTCATTGTTTTGTCCTCCATTTTTAACCAGCAAGTGTAGTGATTGCGCCAAGTGCAGCAGATATATCGGTACATTTCAGCCATCCGTAAGCATCAGCAGTACGGATAACCAGTGCGTGGCGAAGCCTGGCCTTCATCGTGATCAGGTCATAGGTGAAATTGCTTCCATCATAACCCAGTTCGATTTCAGCGTTTTCGCCCTGATAGTAGTAAGCATACCTGCTGTCACCAACAACTAAAGTGTTAGCGGTAACATAGTAACTTTCGATGATCCTCATGCCTGCAACGGTCATCCCGTCAGGACTTACAAAAGGATTGCGGACGTAGTTGCCAAGTTCGTCCTTTGTCCATTTGGCTTTCAGCGCATCTGAGGGGTTCATCAAAACGACATCCGGCATAAACTTTGAACCGTAATTCAGAGCAACCTGCTCTTTCATCAGCATTACCAGGTCATAGATATTGGCAGCAGAAACAAGGGGCGAAGTGTGTGCGGCGTGGTCGAACGTCTGAGCAAACACCGAATAAACGCCAGCGATCTGCGGGGCTGTCCCTGAGCCTGTGTAAATCTGAGTTTGACGGATCGTTTCAGCATCGGCAGTTAAAAGCCTGCGGATTGCCAGGTCCATTTCAGTTGAATCATTCAGCGATTCCCAACTTACCGGGACGGTTGCCAGCACTTTTTCAACCGTGCGGCTCGCTCCGGTCCAGGCGTAGGTCTGATCCGAGGACTGCTGTGCGCCTTCTGCGATATAGGTAGCGTTGTTTGTCCGGGTTGTCAGGTCGATGTAACGGATGATCCCGTTATGATTTGCTGGGAGGGTAAGCCTTTGAAAAGCCAACTCAAGGCCGGTCTGAGGTAAACCCGTGTCATTCAACCCTGGCATGATATACCCTGCCGGGTTAGTTGTGATACTGGAATTGATCGTAACGGTTGTCTTTAAGGCTGACAGCGGGATTGACATTACCAGCGTCTTTGAATCCTTGCTCTGGAAGGCTTTGAGTTTGGCCTCATTTTCCTTCAAGATTTCAGGCAGGGATTTGATCACTTTGTTTTCAGTCTGCCTGTCGAGCATATCCTTGATCTTTATTCCCTGATCCTTCACGGCGGTAACGAGTTCCTTGATTTTAAGGCCGTCAACCTCCATTTCATTGAGCTTTGCCTCGAAGTCCTCGACTTTCATCAGGCCAACAGTAACGGCTTTAATACCGTCTGTGACCTTCGTGTCGACACTCGCTAACAAAGCATCCAATTCTTTTTGTTCCATTTGTTAGTTATTTAAAATGTTTCTTAATAGTGTTAATTATCTCGTCTGAAGTTAGCTGAGTGGATTTCTCCGGCTCTTGTGGAGTGCCTTCAGGCGGCTCCGACTTCAAGTTATTATCTTCGGTAGGCGTGACCCAATTTGAGCCACGCTTTACGGCTGATCCTTCAATTACCTTTGCTTCAGTGACCGCAAAGAAATACCCTTGTTCTTCGACCTGCTCTTTATTAGCAACCTGATCGATATACTTATTCCACGTTTTGAACTCATCTTTATAATCCTTGTCATTGATTGCCATTTCAACTTTAACGTAGTTCATCCCGACCGAATGGTTCTTTACCCTACCTTGTTTATACTGATTAAACATAAAAGGGTTGTTCCCGTCCTTTGAAATGGTCGAATCAAATACAAGGGCCTGGGTTTCGCCCTCCCACTTTTGACCAAGTTCCTTCCATGTGTAGGTTTTTACATAAGGTTTCAGGCCTTTGCCTTCTGCGATTGTCGAAGCAAATTCATGCTTGTGTTCCTGGTCATGCCAGATGTCTTTATTTTCTTTCAGGGATTTATTCCAAAGTCCTGGAATATGGACATCATCATGAGAGTCCATCAGGTTGGTTGTATTGATAATTGCCCGGACGGTGATTTCATCCACGTCTTCAGTCACCGGTTTATTTGCCTTTTCAGTCAGGCCTTCTTTGTCAACAGGAAAGAATCCAAAGGAAAAAGCATCAGCTTTCTTCATATTGGCTTTCTTATCTGCAATGATCCTGTTCAGGTTTTTTTCCAGGAAGGTAAACAGTTCCTTTTTAGGTAGACTTTTCGGTATTTCCATTGCCTTGTTTTTTAATCAATTCCTGATCTGCGATAGCTTTTTTTCGTGCCAGCATCTTCTGACGGATCTCCTCGATCCATTCCTTTTGACATCCGTGGTCACCTTCGCTTATGTCTTTATTTAAGTCCATTTTGTGCGTTTTGGTCATTACCTTGAGGCGGTAATATTGTCAGTTCAAATCCAAGTTTATTAAGTTCCTTTTGATATTCTTCCGGACTGATTACCCGGTCGGCAAGCATAACAGAAAGCGCATCTGTGATCTGTTTTATTGCTGCGCCTTTTTCTGCGATATTCTCCTGAAGTACCGGGATGTCTACAAAGTCAGCGATGATACGCCATGATTCATTTTGAGTATTGAAGACATCATTAAGCCCGTCAACCCACTCCAGGGCTTCAGGGATAACGGTATTGTTCCACGTTGCCCGCTCGCCTTGCTTTTTATTTTCCCACGTTGCACCCTTTTCGCTTCCAAATAAATCCCGGTCCATGCCATAGGAATCGCATATCTTCATAAAGTCTGCTTCGATCTCGTCAAATAACCCTAACTTTCGGGGATCGTTTGACCCGACAGGGACATATTTAACGGGCGAAGGCGCAAAGACAAACTGGAATTGATCCCTGACGGTGCCATATTCACGCCACGCATCTTGCATAGCTTTCTTTTCCTTTTCATCAAACAGGAGTACACTTGATAAATCTTTTGATTCGGGGCTTATAAAACCGGCTGCACCTCTGAATCGGATAATCATATTCCTTGATTCGTAAGCTGACCGGATATTATTGATAGGCAGTTTCAGGGCTTCCATTTTACTTACACCCTGCGTCCAGTTCATTTTCTCCATGCACACCCGCCCGTCATTAAACTGAATGACAGCGGTATTATCGAGTTGGTGTACTTCAGTCCCCCACCGGAATTTATAATCTACCTCCGGGATGTCATACAAATAAAACGGCTTATCCTGTGGTGTTTTTACGATCATGTTAGCCGGAGGCAGTGTGTAAAGTTTCTTAACAGTACGGTACGGCATCCCGTAAGGCTTATCGAAATAAAGATATTCGTTCCCGTGGATTTCCCTGAATAGTTTGGTTTGAAATAGCCATTCCTTTTGAGCCTGATACCAGTTAGGATTTCTTAAAACCTTAATCAGATACTCGTAATTCTTTGCATCTTTGCCGGTTTCTTTACTGACAATTCTTAATGTCATCTTAGACCACATCCGGGCCTTTCTACTTATGACTGCATTAAGTTCCGGGATTTCGTTAAAGTCTTTATCATACTGAAGTTCATTATAGAGTGACATTGAGGCACCGGGTAAGACCGGGAACCAGGCCCGGCCGTCTTGAATACGTAGCGGATTTTGAGTAGAACTAAATCTAAAAGCGGTA